ACCACGTTGTTCCGCTGTCTGCTCCCGCCGTTAAACTAGCCGGACGGTAAAAATAATGTACTTCTGCTACTGAATTTGCACTTGGCGTTGGACCTAAAATAAAATTATTTATATCAAATAAGGCATAAAAGCGAGGGTTTCCTGTTGTGGACGCATTAGGTGTAAATGTTTGAATAAAATTCACATCTTTATATTCTAAAAACACTTTATTACTATCACTATCGGTAAAAGACAAAGAATAAGGGGCTAAAAAATCACTTGGGGCCGCCAAATACTGATTAGACGCAGTCATTGTGCCACTTACATTCTTTCTAAATAAGCTTAACTGCACCATTTTCAAAATGCGTTCTTCCGCTGCGCGAATAAACACCGGTAAATTAGTAACAAACGAAGTTTCGTCGTTTTCCGCGTAATCCTGTATGGCACTTTTTAATTGAGTATAAGTAAAGCTCATGTTGTTACCGTTACTTCCCCCACTTGGGCAAAGCCTTTAATTTCTTTAAAATCGGGGCCTTCAATAACAGGAATCCCAACATAAATATCTAATGTTTCCGTTCGATCCGGTCGTGGATTTTTCAACGCTTGTGCATCAATAACATTGCCTAACGGTTCTAACTGGGGTTGCTTGGGCTCCCACTCATCAAATCCAACAAGCATTCCCGTCCATTCTTTTTTCATTCGGTGTAGCCGATAACGAAACCCTGATCTATCGGAAATACCGTATGCGTGCTTGCCTACTGCATATTTTGACACTAATTAAGCCTCATATAAGCCAAACTAGGCTGAATTTGCGCAGAAGCCCTGTCGCGGTCTTCCGATGCAGCACGCTCAAATTCTTCTTCATAAACAGATTTTAACAACTGTATGCGGTCGGGGGCTTTTTTAATGGCTAAATAATAAGCCAGCCCTGCCGCTAAACACGGATAAAACCGAAAAGGCATTTCCATTGTGTCGATAAACGTATCGGAATCATCCATTCTAACCAGGCGATCAAAAATAATGGTGTCTGTACTGTTTTCAGGTAAAGGCCATACTTTAAGTATGGGGGTAACCTGTCTATCCACAAAAAACTGGGAAACACGGGATTCTTGTGTTTTGCTTGGAATGTTTAAATAAGCATCTCTACTAACCCTTTGTATTCCGTAATCGGTAGTATCCCTACGAACGACGGCAGACAAAATATCAATCGTTGATTGAACCGGCGATAAATCCACCGCCGCAGACAAAGTGGTCGTTGCACCACTGGTCCCACCGGTTAGTGTTTCTCCATTGCTAAACGTGCCGGACGGAATTGTAATTGCCATGCTGGTCGAAGAAGGTAAACTGGTAATTTTTGCAGTCGCAGCACTAGTTCCACCTGTAATGGTTTCCGCTACCGAAAAAGAGCCGCTTGCGCCCACCGTAATAGTTAAAACGCCCGCAGGATATTCCCCAACGCCTTGCGCCAAACTAATTGTCGTTTGTTCAATAGTCCATTGATTTAACCCTCTGTTGGCCCAATCGGCTAACATAAGGTTTAAAGATCGTTTAGCTGTTTTTAAATCATACCCGGTGCGAACTTCTAAGCCGCAACGCTCATACGCTTCTTCAATGTATTCGGTAACATCTAGCTCAAAGTTTTTTGAGTCTGATACGGCCATAATCTTTTATGCTCCACGCACCTTTGCAGGATCAGGACTTTTCATAGCATTGCGCTTATGTTCGTTAGTTAGGTCACTGGTTTGAGTGTCCTTACCTTTTTTAACGCCGCCGCCCGCACGCATTCGTTTTGCTTTCATCATTCCTGCCATTTTTTTAATCTCCTGTAAAGGTCTTCTCTTTTACGCCAAATATCTTCTGCATCTGTTCTTGAAAAATGTTGGTCATAATATCCCAACGGTTTCAGGGCATCTGCGGATTCGTGAAGCTTAGTCAACCGCTGAACAAAGATAATGGTGTAATCTTCTTCAAATAACGGTGTAAATCCTTGGCTATCTATATCTGAATTCGCTTCATCCTCGGGATGAAACCCCATAACCCAAATATCCCGGTCAACAAAAGTTCCACCTGAGATGGCCTCATTAACCTGATCCAAGAATTCGTGAAAGGAATCTGGAGGCGTTTGGTAATCTAAATCAACAACCATTCCAATGTCGATTCCATCGGGAAATTGAGAAATGGCACTCCATAAATCTTGCCAGCCTTCCCCTTTTTTAAAGGTTATGGCTACTCTATCCCGTTCCCACGCCGCCTTGGCATAAGGACATGCAGGCAGTTCATTAAAATACTCTTGTTGTTCTTCTAAAACTTGTGAAGACCAAGCCCGTATTTCATCACATACCTGTTTTTCTATACCCGCATAACATTGTAGCAGATTCATACGAAAAAGGTACTTTTCCTATAACCCCGAACTTCCATGTGTTAAGAAGTAATGAACGACCGCAACAAGTTGCATCGTTATACCACCCAATACCGCCCACAGCTTTAAATCTAAGTTATCAATATTTTTCTGCATGTGCAATAAGTGGTTGTTTTCCAAACGATGTAACACGGCTTCAATAACTGATACACGTTGGTCCAAAGTGTGTAATGCTTCTTTTTCTTGCCGCGTAGCCATCCGTCACTCCATTAAAAAACGCAAAGCAATTCCTTACTTTGCGTTAATACTAACAAAGGAATGTAAATAGCGTTTTTAGCCGATAAGTCCATCAAAACTTACCACACACTTCAAATTAAGAATGAAACACTGTCATTGAAGACATGGTAGTTTGGTCGTACAACACATACGCGCCCGCATTACACCTCAAGCCCGAATCAGGTATATCCGGGTTTTCGGTTGTGTTTGCCGAAGCAACTGTATTGTACTGCATACGAACTGCACCAGAGCTAGACGTCTGTCTAAACGTTATAGTCCCGGCTGTACCGGTATTGACCACATACAAGCCCCGCAAACGGCAGCTACCCCTAAACACAGGGGCCGCAATATTTGCACCAGACCCTACTTCAACATCCCCGCCTGTCGCCGCGCTAGACGCCACTTGCGATATCGTAGCAAAATAAGTAGAACCTGTGACGGTTGTTGCGTTAGGTCCTGTTATTGTCTCCGTTGCCGCAGTACCCGTTTCATCGGTGCCTGTAACAGTAAAAGATTTTGCGGACTCATTACCAGCGGCATAAACCGTTACTTGCCTTGGTTGGTCAAACGTTACACTACCACCGGAAGATAACGCCCCGTTAATCGTAAGGTCTGTCGCACTACCCGGAGTCTGTGCAGCACAAACTCCGTTTCTATCTGCTGTAGCAGCCTCGATAAAGGTCGCTTCTACGTCTGATCCAGACATAATTATCTCTCCACTAAGACTGAGATGTAATCAACCGTCATAGTTTTAGCCGCTGCCGCACCGTTTTGAATACCAAAAGAAACAGTTAATTCTTCGTTATCGGGTAAGTTAGTGTTTACTACCGATACAGGCTCCGCGTGGTTTATTGAGTAATAAACCAAAGAAGCGTTGGGATCAACATAAAAAGCAACCGTTACAAACGTATCGTCTTCCATAGTATGGACAGCAGTCGTCAACGTTTCCGTGCTATCTTTTTCCACAACAAAGTCTAAATTGGTATCACCATCATCTTTTCTGAAGTTTATGCCGTCACTTGCGGCTAAAGGTGTAGTATCGGTGATTTGCAAACCCATAACAAAATCAGACTGTGTTGCGTCACTGACTTTAAACCGCGCTTCAAAAAAAGCACGTTTAGAGCCTGTGATTAAAAAGGATTCGCCTTTTAGGTTGAAAAAATCTGCATCATCGTCAGCATCGTCGTTGGTAATCAACAATTGACCGCCTGCGCCAGAAGTCAACGCTTCTGAAGCATTTCCAGAGCCGCCTTCAGTAGTGGTGATTGTCCACTCATCTGCATGATACGTCATAAAATCGTTAAAATAACCATAGAACGTCTGGTCAGACGGACTAGGCATAAACATAGGGGTGTCCTTTTTAGACTTGGAAGCAACTGTGTTTCCTGCCCAAAGAACCATATTTTGAAAATGTGGATTAGCCATCAGAACTCCTTTCAGAACCCGCGTAGGGCCTCGTTAAGCTATTAAAAAAAAGGGGACCCGAGAGTCCCCGTTATTAGTATTATGCTCCGGGCGTACCGAAAACACAACGCCAATCTGATACACCAAACGAATAACGCTCACGAGCCTTAAACCGCATGTTGCCGGTATCGAAGTCTCCTTCCATAGCCGTCTTAATAGCGGTACGCTCAAACATCTTAAAGCCGTTAGGTGCGTCTGTCTTGATGAAAAACGCATCGGTATCCGTCAAGAAGTGGTTTACAACCGCTCCTTCAGGAATCATTCCCATAGACTTTGTGGCGTTTACGTCGTTGTCAGAGGTACCTGGACGCAGATTAGAGTTCATCACTCGCTCTGCGATAAATTGAAGTTCCTTTGGAATAATAAGTTTCATTCCACGAACTGCAATTTTAAGGCCACGCTCATCAGTCATACCAGCTATGTCTATCAACATCTGCTCCAACGAAGTTTCGTTGAGATCAGCAGCAGTTGACAACAAGTTACGCTGATTGCCCGACAAA